GTTTGTGAGCAGGGATGAAGAAAAGGTTAAGCGATGCGGGGCGATTAGTTTAATTCGTACGCCTGTTTATGCTTTGCTTGAGCAGTGGGAAAGGAATTTTTTAATTGAAATAAGTAGGTTATGATTCTTGTTTAATCTTTGTTGTTAAAAAGTTGTTGTAAGTGTTGACACATTTAAAAAACATGGTATTATTTGGGTTGGGGAAGTGTCTCTTTTTGTCACAAAGGTCACTCTCCGTGTGGTTGGTTGATTAAAGGCTCGTCTATTTGATAGGCGGGCTTTTTTTATGCATGAAATTTATTGAGGTATAAGATGGCGAATGGTGAGTTGACAGATAGACAGCTTAAGTTTTGCCAAGAGTATATTAAAGATTACAACGCAACGCAGGCGGCTATTCGTGCGGGGTATAGTGAAAAAACAGCAAACAGAGCAGGTAGTCGCTTGTTGTCAGATGTTGACATTTCTGACTACATTAATCAGTTAAAGAAAGAAGTTAAGGCAGAGGACATTTTTTCTGTTGAAGAGCGGATTAAGCTGTTGGCTAAATTAGCAAAGGACTGTTGTCAGACGGATGTTGAAACAGGAAAGCCTGTTCACCCGAGCGGTGCGGTTGCGGCCATTGATCAGATTAACAAGATGACTGGGGATCATGCAGCGATAAAGACGAAAAATGAACATACTGGTGAATTGCAACTGCCTGTGAAGATAGAGGTCGTGGGTGTTGAGTAAGCAGCTGAAGTTAGAGGTTCCGAAGAAGCTAACACGGTTGATGTTGCCCGCTCGGGTAAAAGTTGCATTTGGTGGTCGAGGTGGCGGCAAAACGGTGAGCGTGACGGACTTGGCTATTGCTAAGATGCTTGCGACTCCGAACTTTAAAATTTTGGCATTGCGTGAATTCATGAATTCGATTAGTGATTCGATGCACGCATCATTTAAAAGTCGTATTGCGCATCACGGGCTAGAAGGCTTGTTTGATGTGACGAATAATGAAATTCGCTGTAAAAATGGTTCTAGTGTCATCTATGGGCAGTTGGCGAGAAACATTGAGAGCATCAAGTCAAAAGATAGCATTGATTTAGCGATTGTCGAAGAAGCGGAAACTGTTTCAGAACGAAGTATTGAAGTTTTAGAACCTTCAATTAGAGCTGAAGGTTCGGAAGTGTGGTATCTGCTCAACCCGAAAGATGAGCATGGAGCGGTGTATAAGAAGTATATCGCTCCGAATTTAGAAGTTGTTGAGCGGGAAGGCGTATTTTATGACAAGCTGAATGGCGGGCTACTGCTGGTCAAAGTCAATATAGATGACAACCCGTTTGCACCTGAGGTTTTAAAAGAACAGTCTGAGCGCATGAAGCGTGAGGATTATAAGAAGTGGCTGCACATTTGGGGCGGCCATGTGATGTTTGATGATGAGCATGACAATTTTATTAAAGCAGACTTGGCTGTCGCAGCGGCGAAAGCGGACGCTGTACAGAAGAGCGGGGCGAAGATTATCGGGGTAGACCCTGCTCGATTCGGGAATGATTGCACAGCAATTATCAGACGGGAAGGTCGGGTTGCTTATAATTTGGCTCGATTCTCAAATCAGTCAACTATGCAGACAGCTGGACGGGTGGCCTTAATCATTAAGGTAGAGAAGCCAGACATGGTGTTTATTGATGTCGGGGGTTTAGGCGGTGGCATTGTTGATAGACTGAAAGAGCTAGGTTATGGTGAAGTCGTAAAGGGGATTAACTTTGGCGGAAAGGCATCTCAAGATGACCGTTATGCGAATAAACGGGCTGAGATGTGGGGAAATATGAAAGAGTGGTTGGAAGAAGGCGGGGTAAGCATACCAGATGACAGTTTGTTGATAAAGGATATTGTGACGCCAAAGTATAAGATTAAGTCGAATGGCACGATTCAGCTTGAGAGTAAAGACGAGATGCGAAAAAGAGGGGTAAAGTCCCCTGATGCGGGTGATGCTTTGGCATTGACATTTGCTATGCCAGTGATGAAAAAGACAGAAGAGCAACGATTGTTTGACAGTGAGTCATCGTTTTTTAGCGGTGATAGCGTAGCAGGATATTAAGATGCACGAGAGCGACGAGATTCAAGAAGTCTGGGATGAGACAAGTGAGCAAGAGAGAGCTGAAGATGAGCAGCGTCGTAGAATTGAGCAGTTGCAGATATTCGGTCATCGTTTACAGCGGCTTGCAGATGAGCAGGTTAAGGCAAAGGCTGACATTGAGCAACGGTGGTTGGATGATTTAAGGGCTTACCACGGAAAGTATGATGACCAGACTATTCAGCGGATTAAGCAGAATGAAGGCTCTGAGATTTATGTCAATGTGACACGACATAAGTGTAATACAGCTGAGTCCCGTTTGATTGACTTGCTGTTCCCTGCGGACGATAAAAACTGGACGATCCAGTCAACACCAGTGCCTGAGCTTGAAGAGGCGGCAAAGTCTGAACATGTGGTTACAGATGAAAGTGGGCAGCCATTACCCGTTGCAGAGTTGGCGAAACAGAGGATTCAAGAGGCAAATAGAAAAGCTAAAGCAATGGAGCGGGAGATTGAAGACCAGCTTATTCAAGCGGGTTATCCTGCAAAATGCAGAGATGCAATTCATGATGCGGTGATTTTCGGAACAGGCATTATTAAGGCACCCGTAGTTATCGGTAAAGTGAAAAAACGCTGGGAAGTGTTAGAAGATGGAACCAGTGTTTTACAGATTGAGGAGAGCTTAGAGCCAACAGTTGAGGTTGTGTCTCCATGGGATTATTTTCCTGATATGTCTGCTCGCAATAAGCATGAAGTCGAATTTGAATTTGAACGCAAACTGCTCACAAAGTCGCAAGTCAAAGAGCTTTTAAAATTGCCAAATGTGTTGCATGAGCAGGTACTAGAAGTGATCCGTGATTCTGAGGCTGAGTTGGTTCAGAATGACCGTTTTGCCGAGGCTCGCACCATCGCTGGGGATAGTATCAATACGACACGAAACCGTTTTACTTTATGGGAGTATCACGGTGAAATCAGTTCAGAAGAGCTAGATGCTGTGGGTATTGAGCATGATGGGCTAGGGATGAATGGCACGGTATGGATTCTTGAAGGCAAGGTGATTCGTGTTTCACTGAACCCTTTGGAAACAGAGGAAAGCCCGTACAGCGTGTTCAACTGGGAAGTGGATGCAAACAGTATTTTCGGTTTTGGCATCCCGTATCTGATTCGTTCTCCGCAGTCCATGCTCAATGCCGCAACCAGAATGATGATGGATAATGCAAAGTTAAGCGTGGCTCCTCAAATCATCATGAACAGAAAGGCGGTGACACCAGCCGACGGAAAGTGGACATTCGCACCGTTTAAGCGGTGGTATGTGAATGATGAAAAGATTCCAGTCAACCAGGCTATGATGTTTGTCAATGTGCAATCGAATCAGGTTGAGCTTAATAACATCTATCAGATGGCACGCTTTTTAGTGGATGAGCAGTCCAGCATCCCCGCCATTGCAACGGGTGAGGGTGACCCTAATGCGGCACCTCAAACCGCAACAGGGGTATCGATTCAATCGGGTGCAGCCAAGGTAGTATTTAAGAGAGTGGTTAAGAATTTCGATGACGACTTAACCATCCCAACAATTAAACGATTCTATGACTGGAACATGCAGAACAGTACTAAGCAAGAGATTAAGGGTGATATGCAAATCAACGCCATTGGCTCAACTTCACTGCTGATTAAAGAGCAGGAAGCGGCTTTGATGAGTGAGGTGTTGAAGATGATTCCACCTGAAGAAGTTCAAATGCGTATCAAGCCTGAGGAGGCCATTAGAGAGTTCTTTAAATCACGCAATATTAATGCATCCGCTTTGCTTAAAAACGATGCAGAGATTGATGAGGATATTCAGAAGGCACAGGAGCGGGCACAGGGGCAACAGCCGCCGCCAGAGTTGATGCGATTGCAGCTACAAGCACAAATTGAAGCACAGAAGGCACAACAAAAAGAGGCGGAGCTTCAGTTGGCTATGCAGAAACTTCAGCTTGAAGCACAACATAAAGAGCAACAGCTTGCCATGCAGTATGAAATCGAAATGAGCAAGTTGGCGGCAGAACAGAATAAGACCGTTGAGCAGATTAAGAAAGAGAGTGGGGCGGTTGAGTTGAAAGTTCAGCTTGAGCAACAGAGACTGCAAAATCAAAGAGACTTGAAAGAGATGGAAATTGCCACACAGAGACAGATAGCCGCACTTAAAGCACAACAAGAAGCCAATAAGCAAGCACTGCAACAAGCGAATTTGGTGGCGGGCTATGACACTTTCTAACGAATTCAACCGCTACTCAAATGAGTGGCGAGAGATTAAACGGGTACTCACTGAAAAGCGAGCATCCTTAATTGAATCGCTGGTTGCAGGAGATGATGACCAGATTAGAGGGCGCATCAAAATGATTGATGACATTATCGATTTAGACAAAGACCCTTTGCCTGAGCCGCCAGAATTGAATTACTAATTATTAACCCGCCGACACAAACCCCTTAATTGGGGTTTTTTTGTGTCCGCAAAAAAGAAGGAAGTCCTTTCATGAATCAAACGACTTATTCAGAACAAGAGATGGAAAATGAAAACCAATCAACATTAAATGCAGGCGAAGCAGAGCTTGAGAGCGAATTTGAAAAGCTGACGCAAGAGGATGCAGGCAGCAGCGAGGCTGAACAGACGAATGACAGGCTAGATGAAGAGTCACTGGAACAAGATAAAGAAAGTGAGACCAGTGGTGATGGACAGCCGGAAGTTAATGAAGAT